CCTCTTCCTCCCAATATCTGCGGTACATAACTGCGTGGATCCTTCAGGTATTCCGATGGAAACCATCGGCCTAAGCCCAGCTTCTGGAGCATTAGAAGGTTCGTGCAAAAAGTCAAGTCCCACCTGGCCCAGCTCATACTCTCAGTGAGAGCCTTAGCTTTACCAGGAAAAGGGTTTGTTTCCTCGAAAACAGCGCTACCCACTTTCCGACGGTCGGAGAAGAGGCGTAGCCAAACGTGATCGAGTTTATATTTTGGTCCGTTAACCAGTTTCCCTTGCCTTGCAAGTTTAGACAAAGCGCGCAATGCGTACTTTGGTCCCGGAGCTGGCTTAATTAAGAAATCCTGACAGTAATGCGCCCCGTATCGCGAGATGCAGTACTTATCCCAGGAGATCTCACCTGACCAATATTGCAAGACTCTAGGTATTTGCTTCAAATACGAGATCTTGCCTATACCGATATGATCGTCGCCCGCACAAGCATACTGATGCAGTTTGCCTTTTGAGCGACGATAATCGAGAACCGAAGGGTTGAGAGAGATCGGGTCGGCGCGCGCTGCGCGCTCAGCCGCGATGCTCAGCAACGAGAGTATCATCTTCGTGAGGGGCTCCCCCATCAAGACGGCTCTGGTTGTTACAAATCCCTTGTAAGTGGTACCTTCGTGTTGAACCGCCAATGGCGTCTCGCCTTTTAGGTACCTTTTGTAAATTGCTTTGTTCCGAGTCCCGCCGTTCAGGTTGAAGCAGCTGGGTTTCGAGACCAATAGTCTCGGCGAACAAACAAGATCGATCGCGTTGTCTAGGTAGCCAGTGGCTGGGTGGGTGTCGAACCTACCACCTAGGAACGCTTTCATAGCACGAGCAGCAACGTCGTGTTCTAACCAGTCTGTGGCTGCGGTTAGATCGGACGTTGAGATAGCCTCTATCTCCCGCCATGAACTTGCGTGGCGTCCGAAGGACGCTTCGAAGTTCCAGGCGTGGTCTGCTCCTTTTAAGCCAACCCTACATCCAGGTATCGATAACATCGTGTCCTTGATTAGGTGGCTAGCCGGCGACAAGTAAAGATTGATCCAGATCAGTGATTCGGTTGCAATCCGCGCTTTAACGCCAGGTTCGGATATGGGTACCGGATCCACCGGCAAAGGTAACCGTCCATTGGACGTCCATCTCCGATATTGAGTCTCCGACCACAGGAATAGTAGCATGCCGAATCGGCTGTCTACGCCTGCACGGAGGTCCAGAATTTTCTCTCCGTCAGCATCTGTCAATGGCAGGTGCTCTCGGAAGAAATCTGCTTTTATAGTTTCAGATAGGTAAGCGATCTTCCAAATTGGGAGATCGATATATTCCTTTGAGCATACTTCGTTGCCAATAGCAT